GAGAACAGTACTAACGACTATGTAGATTTAATTGAAGTAGGAATCGTTTTTAAAGCTTAACCAAAGCCCTACCTATTGAGGGTAAATATTATAATTATGAGAGAAGTTAAATTTAGAGGGAAACAAACGCACGGAGATTGGGTTTATGGTGACTTAGTCACAGATGGTTACAAGTCTAAAAACACTTTCGCAAACATATTCCCAGTTGACGCGAACGAATACACGTTTGATTTATGCGTACAGGTTCAGCTTGATACAGTAGGGCAATATATAGGACTCAAAGACAAGAACGGTAATGAGATTTACGAGGGGGATATCGTAAAGTATCAAGTTGCCAACTCTACACCTCCAGACAAGTTTAAAGACGTTGTTGTCTATTCGAATTTAGGTGCTTCGTTTAAGCTAGGAATGTTCAATTTCAAAATGCTATATACGTCTTCGTTAGAAATAACTGGCAATATTCACGAGCCTAAAAATTAACCAACCTTCTACATAAGTAGGGGTACTAAAACAGAAAATTATGAGCTGGAGAACTAAACAATGGATATCAATAACACTATTAATCACATTCCTTCTAGTATTGTACATGCTAGCGTTTCGACAAACTCAAGCCATGGAATACCACTTAAACGAAACCGTTGTAATAGATAGCGACACAACGACGATAGTAGGCTATTCAACGTGGCGGGGTGAGTACACACTTAGCAACGGTACAACTATATCAAAAGAATTCTTAAATAAGTAGATTATGACAGATTTTAACATAGGAGATTCAGAAGAGTTAGTAACCGTAACTCGTAAGAGATGGGACTTGATAGAGTTTGATAAACAGAAACTTGAACAACGCATTTCATTACTAAACTCTGGAGTTGCTCTTAAAATATCGGTAAGTGACCCTTATGATCGTTTTAACGATAATTATGAGTATATGACAATACTTTCTACGGATGAAGCGATAGCATCGTTGGAACATCTAATTGAACCAGCACGATTAAAAGCGTATAAGAGCGAGGAAGAAAAAGACAGGTTAAAGAATACTTTTCAGGCCCTTCATGTAAATATGAATAGAATCATAAAAGACGTGAGTTGGTTTAATAAACGTAGAACTCGACGAAACCTAGCGAAGATGTTTAACGAAATATTAGAATCTAACGATTAACAACTATAGAGTATGAAACGATACAGATATCACATAATAGTTCTATTCAACGAAGGGACAGAAAAAAACTACTTATACGCTGATAGCGAGAATGAGATATTAAAAATGTCAGAGATTAGAGAAGCTCTAGCAGAAAACGACTTGCAAGACAAAGGTAATTTCGTATTGGATGGTCTAATCAAAACTATTAATAATTAGAGCATGAAGAAAGATATCGAAAAGTACGAACAGAAAATAAGAGATTGTAAGTACAGATCTAAAAAGATGATTGTTGGATCACCTAGCTTTTGTACTAATGTCATTAAAGGAAAGCTTTATTCTAAGATTCTAAAGTGTTTACAGGAACTAAGCGATCTTGACGAAATACCAACTAATGATATTGAATAATTGGCTACACTAATTAGACAAGGGCAAAACATACTTAAACCGATGGGGCCAAATCCTGTGTATGTATAAGGTGTAGCCATGTCAATAAAATGAGAACAACCGATACTAGACGGTAATATCTAGGTAACTACCGTTCATCATTTTATATTACCGTTCGTCATATTTGCCCATTTTAAACAAAACAGTACACGTATATTTGAAGTGTAGCAACGAAGCAACAAACATTAAAAACTGACAACATGACAAATTCAACAACTTTCGTAATCGGTGTAACTTACATCATGGGATGGATTGGAGATTCTGAATTAAAAACAGAATACAAAGTTATTTCAAGAACTGCAAAGTTCGTAACAGTTCAAAACCGTGGTGAGGTTATAAGATGCAAAATTGAAGTTTATTCAGATTCTGAACAATGTTCACCAACTGGAAAATATTCAATGTCTCCAGTTCTAAGAGCTGAAAAAATAAAGTAATCAAAGGGGGTTAACAACCCCCATTAAACCAAATCAAATGGGAACACTAACAGAACTCGACGAATACTTTAAGAAGCTCAAGCTAATGAGGGAAACAAAAAACACTAATGTAGCTGCTTTAATTAAAATAGAACTGGACAAGTATATCCAAAAATCAACAGTGAAGTAGATAGAAGTAGTTGAGTTGATTAGTATAGTCACGCGATCAGATGTAGACGAGTAATAGTAATATAAGCCGCGGAGGTACGAAAATGGATTCCGAGAACCGAACAGGCACGGATCGTGATTAGGAAGGGTAGCAGAAATGTTACTCTTTTTTAGTATATTGTAGTTCATATATTGAATTATTAGTTAGGTACATTTAGAGCGGGGGAAACTTCGCTCTTTTTACGTTATATAATGACGAGATTTTAACCGTGATTGGTTAGTTTTTCGTCATTGTGATTTATTTTGTTTATTTTTGTTAGCAAACACACATAAATGGCTGACAACTATTTTACTAAACTAGGTAAAGCATTTCTTAATAAAAGCCATACAGTAGGCACGTTCCCACTGACTACTACAGCAACCTCTACATTTAGCATACGCAACTCGTTTTTCAACTGGATTTTCGGCGGCAGTAAGGGTAGCCCAGACTTCAAGAAGTTTATAGATGCGTTCGGGGACAACCCGCTTGTGTACATGATTATCAAAAAGGTATCGTTTACGAGTGCTTCAATCAAAAGAATAGCGGTTGACGATAACGACCAAGAAATTCAAAACTCACAAATACTAGATTTACTCAGGGAGCCAAACCCAAACCAAAGTCAAATTGAGTTCTTAGAGGAAATAGGAGAATCCTTCAATACAACGGGTAATGCATATGTTCGGCTAATCAAAGGAATTGGAGCGGGTCAAGAGCTGGTTAATCTAAAATCAAATAAGGTTGAAATCATTTGCGATAAAATAGGCAATGTAATTCATTACGATTGGACGAGGCCCGACGGTAAGGTTCAAAGTATTCCGGCAGAAGAAGTTCTACACATACATACTTCGAACATCGTTAACATTGAGAAGACAGAAATTAAGTACGGGTTAAGTCCACTTCAAGCGGCATGGATTATTGTCGAGTCATCTACTGAAAAGTTAAAAGCAGAAGCAAGTATATTTAAGAATCGCGGAATAATCGGTATTATATCGTCAGGTAAGGATACTCCAATGTTACCGAAAGAACGTGAACGAATGCAAGCGGAATTTGATGCTGAAGCAGGAGGCGCGGAAAACTTCAACAAACTAAAGGTATCGAGTACAGCGGTTAACTTCACTCAAACGGGTATGAGTCCAACGGATCTAAAACTACTGGAAGGTATTATTAGTTCGTTACGTATGATGTGCGCGATATTCGGAATGCCTAGCGTCCTGTTTAATGACGTAGAGAAAAGCACGTTTAACAACTATGAGATGGCTGTTAAAACTGCCTACATAGACTCATACATACCACTAGCAAATAAGATTGATGCTAAGTTATCGACGTTCCTATCCGAAATATTGGGGGTTGACGAAAGAATTAAGGTTGATCTAAACAGTATAGAGGTAATCAAGGCAAGTACAAACGAAGTACTCCAGGCGCTTAACAGTATGCCAGATCGATTATCAGTTATCGCAATACAAAGTTTGACGGATGACGAAATTAGAGAAATGATCACAATCGAGGCGTTAGGAGAAAACGAAACAACAATAGGTCAAGCAGCACAAACACCAAGCAACGATGGACAAACAACCGATTGATATTATAAAGGAGAAAGTCGAGAAGATGAAGGACTGCCCTACTAAGGATAAAATACTTTCAGATATCGCGAATAAGAAGAAAAACCAAATCGTAAACAAAGATGGAATACGTAATTAAAGCAATAGAGTTTCCAGACAGAGATTTCGAAACTAAGGAGGATTTGTATAGAGCCTTAAAAGAGCATGAAGATATAATCATGACTAAGAAGAGGGTTGATAAAACAAAGTCTGCTCCATGGACTGCTCACATTGCCGTAAAAGACGGAACCGCTATAAAAGGTTTGACCGATATGAAAGAAGGGTTTATCTATCCAATTATAAACACTACGATGATTATGGATTCTCACAATGATATTCATAAAAATGGTATATGGAATAGAAGCTTAAAGGAAGGTGGAAAGAATGTTTTATATGCTCAGAATCACGATCTATCAGTGGGTAGTATAATTGGATTTCAAAAAGACGTTAAGCCATTTACACAGATGGTTGATTGGAAAGATATTGGTGAGAATTTCGAAGGACAAACTCAAGCCCTTACGTTCAGGGTAAAGGTACACCCTTCAGCACCAGAACAAGCTAAGGCAATAATTAACGAAAAGATACCAATTCAGAATAGTATCCGAATGCAGTACATTAAAATGTCGTTAGCTATTAATTCAGATGATCCAGAATTCAAGGAAGAGAATAAAGTTTACCAAGCCAACATTAACCAAGTAGCCAATAAGGAGACGGTTGATAGTCAAGGCTATTTCTGGTTACAAACAGAAGCAAAGATAAGAGATGAAGGTAGTATGGTGGTATTTGGGTCTAACTCAGCTACACCGATTACATACACGACTAAAGATAATTCCGAACCCGTCGATACAGACATTTTGGATGATACAATTGATCCGTCGAAAGACACTCAAACAAACAAGGTTACTGTAAAACGCAGTGACGCAAAATCATTTATTAAATTTCTACGTTGAACATATAGTTTTGAATCGTCTGATAGTTTAGTATCGCCTCGTTGTACCTTGATGTGATATCGTGACCAATCGCGGTAACATTGTTTGAGTTTTCACCAGTGGTTACTTTTAATCCGTCTACTGTTACCCTTGTCACTCTATCTCGAATGTATAAATAATAAACTAAGCCCTCTAGCATTACTTTGATCCCTTCCGACTGTGTTAAAATATCGTCGGTTTGATCATTGAACGCATTGAAGACTTGTAGGAAGCGGGCACTCACTGGTACACTAGGAGTGCCCGCTAAATCAGCTATAAATAAATCGTACAATTCCACACCAAACAATCTTGGTAGATAGGTATTCTCTACGAAATCAATCTTCTCCGTTAGACCTGAGTCTTGGTTCGTCTTAACTGGTATCTTATACCTACCACTCTCGAAATCGCTTACTTGTAGAATTGCCATAACTTATTTTACTTTTTTTCCTAAACCTTTATGCTCCATGATCTCAGCAACATTTTCAGACATAGTTTCCTTAGTGCCTGATTTTTTACCTTTGGACCATTCGAAAGATACCGAACGACTCGATTGTGAAACCGATTTAGGGTTAAACCCACTAGGTTTCTTTGGTGCTTCTTTCTTCTTTGGAGCTTCAACAACTATAGTTTCTTCAGCTTTCACTTCTTCAACTACAGGTGCTACTTCAGTCTCGACTACTGTAGTCTCAACTTCCGCTTTCTTTGGTGTGTGTTTCTTAGCCATATCGCTATTTGTTTAAGTTTATGTAGTCTCTAATGCTGTAATAGATGTTGATACTACACCTGTTACGAAAGCTTCTGTATCGTTTCCTTTGATACGGTTCAATCCTCTCCATTCAGCTAAGATAGTTCTCATGTTCTTAGTGAAATCATCAGAATCTAAACCAACTTGGATAGTAATCTCGCCTCTAGAGAATACAGTATCTTTCGATCCGTCCATAGTTAAGAATGTATCCTGTGCAATACCTGTGTTAGATACTACTGGAACACCATCCAAAGTAAGAACGTTGTTAACTGTCAACAGTCTATCAACATACTGAACGTCTGCCGCTGCTTTGATTAATCTCAATGTTGTCAAATCAATAGGATTCACAACGTGAACTGTAGCCATAAAGTTTGCTACCTCAATTTGAGTTGCTGCAACTGTAAGTACATCTACCAAGTTTGCTTGGTTAACACTAAGTGCGAAAGTACCCGCCGCCCATGCTGTTGCTTGAGTCAATCTCCCGTTAAGGTTTTGACCTACGTTGTTACCGTTTAGGATTTGATCGTCAATGTCCAAATCAAGTTCAGTAAACAATTCATTTTCAATTTCTGAACGCATGAAGCTAATATCTCCTAGCATCTCAGTTGAAATCTTAATGAATCCAGTACGTTTCTTGAT